GGACAGCGGTCAAGCAAAGTAAAGTTCAACGACAAGCGAAAAGACAGTTCGACTATCGGCAAACTGAGCCGCATATGGCTCGACTACGGCATTACGCGAAGCGTCTTGAAGAGGAGTGTGATGACATTTGGCTACAGTTCCAAGCCTGTGGGCATGGCGGCACAATTTGTCGAGGATCTCATGAAGCCGCTACAGCGCAAAGTTGCTTACAAGCAGATCGATGAGCACCCAATCGCACCGACAGAGCAAGGTCAGTTTGAAGCGGCAAGGTTCATTGCAAACGTCAGCTATCGGGCTATCCAAAAGACGCTACCGAAAGTCTCCGGTGCTATGGAGTATCTACAAGGCATTACGGAGGTCTTGGCTCGAGAGAACAAGGCGGTCAAGTGGACGTCACCGAGCGGCTTTCCAATCGTGCAAGACTACAGAAAGACCAGACGTCGAGAGATTAAGATCTTTTTGTATGACCGTGCAATCAAACAGCGCAAGAGAACCAAGATCTCATTAAGTCAGGATCTGGATGATGCAGACGTCAAAAAGGCGACCAACGCTATAGCCCCCAACTTCATCCATGGTTGCGATTCAGCGCATGTACATAAGGTCATCTGCAAGATGCTTGATGATGGTACAGCAGAGGACTTCTTTATGATTCATGACTCATTTTCCGTTAGCGGAGATGCTTGGGATCTTTACGACACAGTTCGATCAACTCTGGTGGATATGTATTCTAAAGACTGTCTGTTTTGTAAGTTCGAGGATGAGATCAGGAACCAGTTGAACAATCCGGCTCACATCTTTGAGCATAAGATCCCAGAGAAGGGATCACTAGATCTGGAGAAAATCAAAGAAAGCGACTTTTGCTTTAGTTAGGACTTCTGTCCCCCTCTTGAAGGAACCGCCGATTTGCTCCTTGGCGTATGGTTTTTTGCAGATTTCCATGCGCCGTCATTTGATCTGGTGGTTCCTTCGATTATCTCTCCCTGTCTGGGGGGCCTTGTGTCTAATCCAAGGTCCCCCCTTTTTCTAAAAGGACTAAAGTATGCCGAAAGTAATACCATTCAAGACACCAAAAGGCCGAGCAAAGTATCCGCATCTGAACAAGCCAGACACGGCCTTTGACACCAACAACCCAAAGTATAAGACTGAGTTGTTAATGACTGAAAAAGAAGCCGAGCCACTGATCAAGATGATGAGGGAAGCGGCTGCCGACAACTTTGGAAACAAGAAGAATATTAAGTTTGCTTTTTCCAAAGACGACGAGACTGGCGAAGTCAGTTTCAAAGTGCAAAGTAAGTATCAGCCCAAGTACTATGACTCGCAAGGTCAAGTCATTCCTTCTGCAAAG